AGTCCCGTTGAACTTACAACGTACCAAAACGGCTGACACTGGTTGTTTTTCTACCGTTCAGGGCAGAAATACCCGCCCCATTTCTTCGCAGCACCTTCCTTGCTTTCACGCCAAATCCTGTGACCGTGATCGCACTTTGGTGCTTCAGGCATAATCTCAGCCCCTAGTTGTTGTGCAATTTCATTTAGGCTTGAACCAAATGACGGGACGCCTGATTGTTCGGCTTCCCCTGCGGTCTTGTAACTGGGTACGTCTCCGAATTTGGTTGTCCAATAATCGGTTGTGTCGGTGTTTGCAATTTTGGCTGGTGTTCGTTCTACCTGTTCCATGATCTCTTTAGTGCTTCGTTCAGCACCACCCATGACAAGTTGTTGAACCCGCATAATTGCGCTTGTGACTGTATCTTCGCAAAACCAACGTTTCATGTTTTGCTGATACGCGCCCTGGTATCCGTAAGCGTAGTCAACACCTGCGGGCAACACGTCATCTTGATTTCTAAACGCTTTTGCTTCAACTAAAACGTAACCCTTCTCAGCACTGAATTCGACAATGCGTGTTTCAATGCGTCCAAGCGGGAATGTGCGATTCCAGCGTTCTAAACGTTCGCGACTTGCTTCGTAATTATCTAGAAATCCCATTGAACTTCCCTTCCACCTGGTTGATTAACGTGTCTGCAATGTGTTGTGAAAGACATGAAGTGCAACCATGTCCTTCGATTTGGTGGCAGCAGCCAAATGAAGTGTTTATTGCCATTTTGATTGTTTGTGCCAATTCGGTCATTTTTTCACCGCATTTGAACTATGACGACCGATTGTTTTGCCGCGTGCATAACCTTCACGGCGTCCGTCTTTAAAGCCTTTTGAATAACCAATTGCAATTGTTCCGACTGACCAAATCATCAGCATAACTAGGCGATACAATGTTTCACCGTCAAGCAGGTCAACGACCATTTTAGAACTCCCGATTCTAGGTTGCCGTTTGCAACCTGCAAAAAGGGTGACACCTAGCCCCGACAAATGCAACCTTCCCGCGTAAATTGCGGCGTGTCGCTACCCGAAAACCTTACCGTCAACTATGAAAGAACCGTCCCTTTCGATCGGCACAATTTGCGGGCTGACCTTTGAACCTTCGACCCGCAAAATGCCAAAACCTTGTGTCCAGTTAGCCGTCCCTTTTGTGTATTTTGCGGCTGAAAAACGCATAAGGTTGCCCACTTCCATGCCCCACAATGTTCGCCCCATTTTGTACCCGCTTGATTCCGTAAAAGTTGAAATGCCCAGGCGGTGCGTATGACCCTGGACGACTGATTTTCCGTGCAAACGGGCTGCACGCAAGGCTGAAGCCCCTGCGTTGGGCGTTGTGCCCTGTTCGTCGCCGTGTATTGCTATCCAGTTTGTGCCTTCAATTTGATAAGGCTTGCGGTGGAAGTTGATACCCAATTCATCTAGTTTCATGAAGTTTTCGTATTTCAACTCAGGCGCACCCAGTAAAGCAGGCAAACGGCTGGCAATTGAATTGAACAAACGATCAGTATGGTTAGAACGCACCATGTTGGCTTCAGGCACGTGCCTAGTCAATTCCCACAATAACTCGACGCAACGGTCACGATCGCGTCCAATCGTCGGTTCATGTTCTTCGCTTAGCCCGCGCGACCATTTTGAAATTGTGTTGAAATCTATTTCGTCGCCAATTGTGATGACTTCGTCAGTGCGAAATGCTCTGATGAATTTTGCGAGATTAGCCGTTGCCCTTCGATCTTCAAACGGGACTTGAAGGTCACTGACTACGACTATTTTTTTCATTCGTCTTCGTCTTCGGGGTATTCAATTGAACCGATCTTGTTTGGTTCAACTGGTTCGGGCAAAATCCAATGTGGATACGTCTCGCGGTCGCTCATTAAGCCCAACGCTATTTCAACGGAAAAACCAGCCTTACGAAGTGCTTTGTAGTATTCATTCAATGCAATGCAATATTGTTCCAGAGCAGAATAGTTATCTTCGCGAACGGTTTGCACTTTACGTTTGCGTTGCGCCATGTCAATTCCTTAGTCAATCATTTTCTGAACAAGCCAATCAAGCCTGCTCTCAATACGGTTGACCTGATCTTTCAGACTTGAACCGCCATTTGGCTGAAACTCACGCATTATGGATTTGACCATTACACGAACGCCCGAATAGACGGCGGCAACTACACCAATGCAGCATGTAACAACCGCCGCCCATTCATTCGGACTCATTCCCCAGTAACTCCGAAACTTTTGTCATTTGGATTCAGATAACGCAAGACAACTGGCGCAATTGCTGCAACCCCTGCCATGAGCAATGTCTTTGGGTCTGTGACCCCTGCCATGTATAGCGTTAGGCATGCCGCCAAAAATGAACGACCCCATGACGCTGCTAATGCTTTGGCTTTATCCATTTTTTCTCCTTTATTGGTTTTGCTGCCGCTTTTGGCATTTCTACAATTGGAAATTCTCCCTTGTATGGCACAAATTTTGGAATACCAAAACCAACAATGTCACGCTTTAGTGATCGTTGCTTGACCATGACCATGCCACCATTTCGCTGATCGCCTGTGCCGCTGGTGTTCCCTTCAATAAGTGTGACTGTATCTTCACCATGCTTGAAATCAACAACAATGCCAATGTGTGAAATGCGGTCAATGCCGTCATGTGGAAAATCCATGAAAGCCAAATAACCCATTTGTGGAATGTTTGACCAGCGTTGGATTTCTTTAAACTTATGTGCGCCAATGGCAGTGCTAACAACTGAATGAATCTTGACGCCTGCTTGCGCTGCACACCAATTCACAAATGAACCGCACCACGGCAAACCGTCTGCCTTTGTAAATTTGCCGTACTTTGTCAGGTTGTCGCCTTCTTCAATTGTGCCGACTTCAGCTGCTGCGACTTCGATCAACCTGGCATTTGTGCCTTGCGGGTAAGTCATGAGAGAAGTAACTTCGCTTCGGCGTCAGTTAATCCCAAGCGTGTAAGCAATGCAGACTTTTCAGCAGCCTTTGCTATTTCTGCTTGCTTTTGCCAAGCGTCTACTTTGTCAAAACCTGCTTCAAATTCTTGTTTTGTTATTGGTTTGGCTTCTAAAAATTGCACGCCTTCCCAAGTATCACCAGCAATAACCCAACCACCTGTCGGAATTAAATAACGTAGAACTTCTGCGCCTGTTGCCATTTTATGCACCTATTTCCATTAAGATAATTGAGTCCATTTTGTTACTTAGCGTTATTGTGCCGCTTGCGTTGTCGTTGTTAAACTGTGTTTTGTAAGTTATAGCGGAAGTTAAACTTGGCGAGTCTAAATAGTGCGTAGCAAATTGTCCAATTTGATAGATTGAACTCCCTGCTGAATAACCATAACCTGCCGCGCCGTTAAAAAAAATGTTAGTTGCATTTCTAAATATTTTTATTCCAAGTGCTGGTAAAGACGAAGTGTTGTCTTTTTGGTAAGAGTGCGAAAGTAAAATTAGGATTTTACTTGTCGCTGATGACGGCGTAATTGTGGCACTCAACCCAGTGTCAACGTAGGTAGAACTTGAACTTGAATTTGATGATGCCATAATTGCACTTTGTACTACCTGTAAAACTTTTCCACCACCAGCAGGTGCTGCCCATGTAGGAACGCCGCCCGCAACGGTTAAAACGTTGCCAGTCGATCCAATACCTAAACGGGTGTTTGTGTTTGCCGTTGCTGATGAATAAGCAAGATCGCCAAGCGTTGTGCCTGGTTGCAGTGCCTTCAGTCGTGTGTCAACCCCTTGCAATGCCACGTCAAAATCGGCAGGTAAGTCTGTGACCAAGTCAGTTGACGTTGGAAGCACAAAACCATAATTGGTTGTTGGATTTGCCATTTGTTCCCCTTTTCTACGCCACTATTGTGGCATTTTCCCAGTCTAAAGTCGGCGACACGCTATTCCAACGTTCGGTAATCGGAACGTCATTCCAACGCATTGCCTGAAGTGAGTACGCCAACGGGGACAATAACAAGGTCACTGAAAGTTGGTTGTATGACGCTTGAAATGACCAGCCTTCTACAAAACCCTGAAATGTACCTGAAGCCATGTTTAACGGCAGGTTGTTCAGGGCAATTGCTTCGCCCATAAAAATGCCAATAAGGTTGTCCCGATCTGAATTGTCTAATTCAGGATTTGTCAGGTCGAAGGTTATTTCACTAAAAATTGGTTCAGGTTGCGCACGCAATGACAAATAGAAAGCAGCCTGTGCGTTTGCGTCAGCCGCGTCGTGCAGTGTCGTTGTGATGATTTGTGCAAGATTGCCATAAATAGCAATTGACGCTGGATCACTGTTTGAAACGTCGTTTTGGCTACTTGCGCCGTATTTGATTGTTATTGCATTTCGGACGTCGCCCACACGAGTTTCAATGCGCAAACCAGCAGCGCGCGCTTGATTGGCGTCAAGATCGACATAACCGTTTGCTGCAAGATAATTGGTGCGGTGAGTTGAATCGGCATAACCAATGCGGCCTTGCGCGTCCTCGTATAAATAACCAAGTCCAGAAGTTGCCAATGCTGAAACAAGCGAATAAATGTCAATTGGGTCTGCCCCGCCGCCACGTGCTGAAAGGTCATAATTGCCAGGGCGGTCAATTTCTCCTAACCCCGTGTTTTGAGCGTTCGCCCATGTAGTTGTTGGGTCATAAGTCGCCCAGGTTAATGCACTTGGGACTGAAGCCCACGAACCGAACAATGCCGATTGCAAAACTTCAAAAATTTGATCGCCGTCGAAATCGCGTGCAAGTGCGTCCGTAAAGATTATTTTTGGCAAACGTGCCAATGCGCCTAATGCAGTGATCGAATAAGTCTGCGTGAACATGGTTGAACCTACGTCACGCACTTCCAATCCAATGTCCACAACGTTTCCGCCAAAAATTGCAATAAATGTGCCTGACGTGTCTCTGACGGAAACGCTTATTGTTGAGTTGATTGAAACTGGCACAGCGGTTTGTGAAACGTCTAGAAGTTGAAGATTGACATACCCCGCTTGCGCTTGCTCATAAATGTTTGTTCGGCCGCTTCGAATGGTCAGATTTGCCAAAACCGCGTCGGTGTATTCAACGCCGTCAATTTCAACTAGCCAAACGGGATTCCATTGCGTCATGCTATTTGCAGGTTAGTTGCGCCGCCTGTGCCGCGATAGAAGGAATTATTTAAAGTGTCAACAATTGTGCGGGCTGTGCCTTCCTTATCAAAAGCACCAGTCACTGTCAGGTTGATTGTTGTCCCCATTGAAGCCGCTTCAGCCTGACGGAATGAACCAGCGTTGAAAGAACCTGCAACAACGTTTGTTGCAGCGGCAGCCGTTACGGCAGACGCAACTGCCGCTGAAACACCACCACCGCCACCACCACCGCCACCAGTTGACGGTGCTGGAATGTTTGGTATTGACGGAACTGACGTGGAAGACGTTGAAGGGGTTGAAACTTTTGGAATGCTTACTGTTGGTGCGTTGATTTTACCAATGTCCTTGCCACCAAAAATGTTATTTGCAAAATTGTATGCAGAAATTAAAGCGTTAATTCCTGCAATAGCCCCGGAAATCAAACCGTTTAAAACCTTGATGACGTTAGCAATAACGTCAATGACGCCGCCTGCAATTTTGCCAGCAACCTGCAACGCCCCGCCAAGTACCGTGCCAATAACGGGCGCAAGATAAGTTGCAATGTAACCGCCGAATTCTTTGAATGTGTCAAGGTTGTCGCCAATCGCGTTTTTGACGTAACCAAACGCTTTGACCAAACCGTTGATAATTGGTGTAAAAACGTTTGTAATTAGTGTGCCAACCTGACTAATGTAACCCGCCAAACCATTTTCCTTGCCGCTGAATGCGTCTGAAAATGAAGTGATGATTGGCAATGCGTATTTGTTAATAAAGTCAATAAATTTTTGAAGGATAGGCAATAAGGCAAAACCTAAAGTTTCTTTTGCTTCATCGAATGCAACCTGCATGCGTGCGATTCGCCCTGAATAGGTCTCAGCGTTTTTAGCCGCTGCACCGCCAAACAAGTCTGTCAGTTTGCCTTGCACGTCCGTGAAGGTCATTGTCTTTAATTCAGCGGCTGAAAGCCCAATTCCTAATTTGCCCAGGGCTGCGGTGTTACCGTCAAAACCCTTGCTCAATGCGGCTGCGACGGTTTCAAGCGGTTTGCCTGTTGCCGTGGAAACGTCCAGTGCAATTGCAAGCAATTCTTGCGCTTTTTCTGCGTCTCCCGTTGATCGAACTAAGCGTCCTAGTGCTGGTCGAAGTTGGTCGTCTGCCACACCAGTTGCCAGTGACATTTGCAGAATAGATTGTTCAGTTGCTGCAATTTGGGCTGTTGTTGCTCCTGTGGCGTTCTCTAAAGCCAACGCCAACTGTGTCTGTGCCTTCTCATCTTCAATGGCGGCTTTGACGCCTTCAATGCCTATTTTGACGGCATAAGCACCAGCAGCGGCGGCAGCGGCAACGAAGGCTGCGCCAATCATTTTGCCAGTCTTGCCAATCTTGTCGCCAAACGTATCAACGTCCTGGGTTGCAGATTTCAGCGATTTGTTGAGATTGTCAACGTCGCCAAGAATTGAAAGTTTAAGGGTACGACTGCCAGCCATTTAGTTGTATTCCTTAACTATTTTTGAAAACGATTCTTCCCATTTTTTAATGATCTCAGGTTGCAGGCTTCGAAGTGTTGGATAGATAAACCAGCCGCGTGACCCGCGACCTTCACGACCTGACCACACTGGAAATTGCTTGTATTTATTTGAACCAAATTCGACGCCGCCCCAAA